GGAAATGAATCAGGAAACATTACCAACTGGTTGTCAAGCCTATCTCGTTCATCTTCATATGTTGTCGCAGATTCTGGTTGGAAATATCAATTTGACAAATACAACAACGTATATCGTTGGATTCCATTAAACGGTGACGTTGCTGGACTTTGTGTTTACACAGATTCTATTCGTGACCCATGGTTCTCACCAGCCGGTTTCAACCGTGGTGCAATTAAAAACTGCATTAAGTTGGCATGGAATCCAAGCAAAACATATCGTGACACACTATATTCCGCCGGCGTGAACCCAGTGGTATCATTCCCAGGTCAAGGTACAGTTCTGTTTGGTGACAAAACATTGCAATCAAAACCATCTGCATTTGACAGAATCAACGTTCGTAGATTGTTTATCACACTAGAAAAAGCAATTGCTACAGCAGCCAAATACTCCCTATTTGAGTTGAACGATGAATTTACACGTGCACAATTTGTTGCTTTGATTACTCCATTCTTACGTGACGTTCAAGGTCGCCGTGGTATTACAGACTTTAAAGTTGTTTGCGATAAAACCAATAACACACAACAAGTTATTGATAGCAATCAATTTGTTGGTGATATCTACATTAAACCTGCTCGTTCAATCAACTACATTCAGTTGAACTTTGTTGCTGTTGCAACTGGTGTTGACTTCGTAACAATCGTTGGCGCAGCTTAATAAATAAAACGATAACAGGAGAAAACAATGGCATTCAATGTAGCAGAATTTAGAGCGAATATGATTGGGGACGGTGCCCGTCCTAATCTATTCTCCGTTTCTCTAGTGTTTCCAACAATCGTAGCGAACGGTGGTGCAGCTGGCCAAAAGGTAACTTTCATGGCTAAAGCAGCACAACTACCTGGTTCCACAGTTGGTCAAGTACCAGTCTATTACTTTGGTCGTGAACTGAAGTTTGCTGGTAACAGAACCTTCCCAGATTGGACATTAACCATCATCAACGATGAGGATTTCTTAATTAGAAATTCTATGGAAAACTGGTTAAACGCAATTAACAGCCATGCAGGTAACGTTCGTAACGCAAACGCTGATACTCCAAACGGGTATACAGTTGATGCAACCGTTACACAGTATGGTAAAGCTGGACAAGAATTGAAGAAATACAAATTTGTTGGTATGTTCCCACAAGATTTGGCACCAATCGACCTAGACTGGGGTTCAAATGACGCTATTGAAGAATATGCAGTGACATTTGCATATCAATGGTGGGAATCTGATACAACTTCTTGATAATATAGGGGGCTTCGGCCCCCATTATGTGTTAGTGATTTCGTAATTAATAAAGAAAATATGGCAAATTTAAATAAATTCTCTCTTTTCGGTTTTACAATTTCCCGTGAGAAGGAAGAACAGGAAAAAGCTGTTCAACAATCCTTTGCGCCTCCGTCCTCTGATGACGGCGCATTAACTATTACATCTGCCGCTTATTACGGCACATACGTTGACCTAGACGGTACTGCAAAAAATGAGGTAGAACTTATCTCCAGATACCGTGAAATGGCAATGCAACCAGAAATTGAATCTGCGATAGATGATATAGTTAATGAAGCCATCTGCCAAGATGATGATGGTAAAAATATTGATATTGTTCTGGACAATTTAAAACAACCAGAAAAAATTAAGAAAGCAATCAAAGAAGAATTTGAAACTGTCGTTCGATTGTTCAACTACAATAACATGGCACATGATATCTTCCGTAGATATTATGTTGATGGTAGAATGTTCTATCACGTTATTATTGACAGAGAAAATCCAACGGCTGGTATTAAAGAACTACGATATATTGACCCACGTAAATTACGTAAGGTACGTGAAATTAAAAAGAGAAAAGATGAACGTACTGGTGTGGAGGTAATGGATGTTGTTAACGAATATTATATTTACAACGACAAAGTTGTCTCTGGATCTTCTAGTAACTACGGGCCAGTGGGTGTTAGAATCACAGTTGACTCTATTATTTCTGTTGTCTCCGGCCTTATGGATTCTCGTAGGGCTGTGGTACTTTCTTACTTGCACAAGGCTATTAAGCCACTCAACCAATTAAGAATGATTGAAGATGCAACTGTTATCTATCGTATTTCACGTGCTCCTGAGCGCCGCATTTTTTATATTGACGTTGGCAATTTGCCTAAGTTAAAGGCAGAACAATATCTACGTGACATTATGGTCAAGTATAAGAACAAGTTGGTATATGATGCCAACACAGGTGAAGTCCGTGATGACCGCAAATTCATGTCAATGATGGAAGATTTCTGGTTGCCACGCCGTGAAGGTGGTAAAGGTACAGAAATTACTACATTGCCTGGTGGACAGAACCTAGGTGAGTTAGAAGATGTTAAGTATTTCGAAAAGAAACTGTATAAGTCATTGAATGTTCCAATTTCAAGATTGGAACCAAACCAAGGTTTCTCTATTGGCCGAGTTGCAGAAGTTACACGTGACGAGTTGAAGTTCTCTAAGTTTGTTGACCGTCTACGTAACAAGTTCTCGGAAGTTTTTGACCGTGCATTACGTATTCAATGTGTTCTGAAAGGTATATGTACCGCAGAAGAATGGGAAGAATTTAAAGAAAACATTTACTACGATTTCATTAAAGACAACAACTTCACAGAACTTAAAGATGCCGAGTTGATGAAAGAAAGACTGTCTTTATTGAGTGAGATTGATCCATATACTGGTCGTTACTTCTCTCAAGCGTGGATTCAACGTAACGTATTACGTATGAATGACGATGATATTAAGATAATGACTAAAGAAATGGAAGATGAAAAAGAGGCCGGTTTAGGATTGCCGGTTGAAGTTACCAACCAAGTTGCACAGACACAAATGGCTGGTGATATTCAAGCGCAACAACAAATGGCAATACAAGATAATCAAGCCGGCTTAGACCAAGAAGCAATGAAGAATGAACCTGCACAGAATGTTGGTTCTTCAAGACCAAAAACTAAACAAGAATCCACCAGAGGTGATTTAAGTTTAGAAGGCACATTCACAAAATTGAAACGTATACTATAAATAAATTTATTTGGAGAAAATTATGAGCGACTACACAAGAGCAATTATAGACTATGCAGAAAATGATGATGCAAAAGAAATGCGTGATACATTCTATGCTGCACTACAGGATAGAGTTTTACAACACATCGAGAATCATAAAATAGAAGTTGCAAAAAGTTTGATTGCTCCACATGAAGAAGTTGCTTCAGAAGAAGAACAATAAGGACTAAAAATGGCAAATTCATATACATATCAGGTCATTAAAGATACAACCGAACATGTTGTTATCAAGCTAACAGCGTCTTTTGATGGTACTGGTCAAGAAAGTAACAGTGCTCGTATTGCAGCAAACACCTTATATGGTGCATTGAATGCAAACACAACACCAGGTCTTTTAAGTGATGGTGGAACAGCATTACCATATTATGGTTTGCAATTAAACCGTTTATGGTATGATTGTGCCGCAGGAGGCGATGTTCAATTATATTGGACTGCAACAACTCCAGTCCCTTTGTTAGTTTTAAATGGTAACGGTGAATTTGACGGCATGGGTAATTGGACAACAATACCAAACAATGCTGCCGGTACAACAGGATGCAACGGAAATATAGGTGTTGTAACAAGAGGTATGGCAGCTAATGATAGTTACACTATGGTAGTTGAGTTGCGTAAAGACAATGCATACTATCAACGTGGTCAATTCAATGATCCAGCTGCATTCAATTATCCACCTTATGGTTTAAGACCTTAATAAGGAACTAACATGAAGTTAATTACGGAAGTAACCGAAACAATCAGTTTTCTTGCAGAAGAATCTGACGGTAAAAAATCTCTGTTCATTGAAGGGCCATTCCTTCAAGCTGAAATCGTAAACCGAAATGGCCGTAAGTATCTAAAAGAAACTATGGCCAAAGAGGTACAACGATACACAGAAAGTTATATCAATAAAAACCGTGCCTTTGGTGAACTGGGCCATCCAGACACA